CTAAAACTTTAGAAAAACAACTGAAAAATATGTTTCGTCTTGCACAATATATTACTTTCGGTGGAAGATATCCTATGCCTGTTGGAATGGGATTATCCGGAACTCCCTTGAATGAAACGATGATTGCACTTCATCAAATCATTCCACAGTTCAAGAAAAATACTAAAGTTCAAAAAGTTCAGTGTGTCGTATTGAGTGATGGTGAGGGTTATGGACTTACTTATCATCGTGAGATTCAACGTTCTTGGGAGTTTGAACCTTTTATTGGAACTGGAAGAATTGGTGATAATTGTTTTCTCCGTGACCGTAAAACAGGAAACACTTATTCTTTAGATTCTATATGGGATGATTATACTGATATTTTAATTCAAAATTTGAGAGACAATTTTACTGATACTAGTTTTATTGGTATTCGTGTTCTTGAGTCTCGTGATTCTCACCGTTTTATTAGTCGTTACACTTATAAAGAACATGAATTGAGAACTAAGATTCAAAACCAGTGGAAAAAACAAAGATCATTTGCTATTAAAAATTCTGGTTACCATTCTTATATTGCACTTTCGGCAACAACTCTTGGAAGTGAATCCGAATTTGATGTATCAGAAGATGCTTCCAAAACTCAAATCAAAAAATCTTTTATGAAGAGTTTGAAGAATAAAAAAATGAATAAGAAAATCCTAAATGAGTTTGTAGGACTTATTGCCTGATAAATATTTCTATAGTAATAGGTATTAAGAATGTCTAAATTTGGAGATTTATTGCGAGGAAAAACTCCGGCACCAGATCCAGCAGCACCTGCACAACCTACTCCAGTTGCAGTTCCTTCAGAACCAGCAGAAGCAATTGCTCCTGAACCAATTTCTGTGGAAGAAGTTGTTGAAACTTTTCCATATGAGAGTGATGTTTCTATTGATGAAATGAGTAAAGATGAACTTGAAGAGTATGGTAGAACTGTCGGTATTGAACTGGATAGGAGACATTCTCGTAGAAAGTTGATTAAAGAGTTGAAAGAGTATCTGACCAGTTCTTAAACTGTCCACTGGGGGTCGTCAAGACCCCTTTTTTCTTGTATAATAACTTCAGTTGAAACAAACAAAGCAAGAGCATGTCACTTTCCGTTGATTACATTATTACTTCTTTACAAGAACTTTATGGAGAGTCTGTAACTGGTTCTGATATTCGTGGATGGTGTGCGATGAATGGATCCAACTATCAGACAGTTACAAATAAAATTGCTGATTATAAAGTTGGTCGTGGTAAGTGGAACCTGACCATTCAGGAAAAACTTGAGAAAACTTATCAGGCACCTCCTGCCATGCCTACTATTGAGCAGAATTTGATTCCTGATAAAGATGATACTTTCGTCAAGTTTGGTAACTTTGGTGATCTTAAAAAAATTATTCAGTCCAATCTTTTTTATCCAACGTTTATTACGGGTCTTTCGGGTAATGGTAAAACGTTGTCTGTAGAGCAAGCTTGTGCTCAACTTGGACGTGAACTGATTCGTGTAAACATTACTATTGAGACTGATGAAGACGATCTTATTGGTGGTTTCCGTCTTGTCGATGGGGCAACTGTTTGGCATAACGGACCTGTCACTGAAGCACTCCAGAGAGGAGCAATCCTGTTACTCGATGAAGTTGACCTTGCTTCTAACAAAATCCTCTGTCTCCAGTCCATCCTTGAAGGTAAAGGTGTGTTCTTGAAAAAAATTGGTAAGTATGTAAAACCAACAAAAGGTTTTAATGTATTTGCCACTGCGAACACAAAAGGTAAAGGTTCTGATGATGGTCGTTTTATCGGCACTAATGTTCTCAACGAAGCATTCTTGGAACGTTTCCCAGTAACGTTTGAGCAGACGTATCCTACTCCTGCGACTGAACAGAAAATCCTTGAGGGTATTGCTTTGGATCTTGGAGTGGAAGATCGTGACTTCTGCAAACGTCTTGTTGACTGGGCAGACATTATTCGCAAAACTTTCTATGATGGAGGTATTGATGAAATTATCAGCACCCGTCGTTTGGTTCATATCATCCGTGCTTTCAGCATCTTCAAAGATAAAGCAAAATCAATTCAAGTTTGTGTAAGTCGTTTTGATGATGAGACCAAACAATCATTCTTGGAACTCTATGACAAAGTGGATGCCGACTTTGTGATGCCGATTGACGATCAGGAGATTAACTGATATAATAAGTTATGACTAACTCTTGGTCCATGCTATACGATGAAATTTTAAAAATGGATGACCACATTAATTTTAATACGCAACAAAGTCCTATTGATTTTATTCCAACTTCAGCAACTCCGTTCAAATATAATGAAGAGGAGATTGTAAAAGAACTTCTTGAGTATATTAGAGGAACTTATAGACAGCATTATTCTGCTGGTGATAATAAAATTCAAACACTGGATTTGATTGAAGCTTGTGGAGATGGTGAACCATTCTGTAGATCTAATATTCTTAAGTATGCATCACGATATGATAAGAAAGGTACGGCACGTCGTGATATAATGAAGATCCTCCACTATGCTGTTCTTCTAATGCATTTCAATGATAAGAATGCAAAACGTGAAACCTACCCTCAATAATAATGAAACTCAAAGAACAAACAATGAAACTGTCTGACAATGCACTTGCTATCCTCAAGAACTTTGCGGGTATTAACAATTCTATTCTTGTAAAGCAAGGTAATAAACTTCGCACTATCTCTGTGGCAAAGAATATTCTTGCCGAAGCAGAAATCAAAGAAGATTTCCCGCGGGACTTTGCGATTTATGATCTCAACCAGTTTTTGAATGGATTGAGTCTTCATCAGGATCCTGACCTTGACTTTAATCAAGACAGTTACTTGAGTATCAAAGAAGGTAAACGTCGTGTGAAGTATTTCTTTGCCGACCCAAATGTAATTATTGCTCCTCCAGAGAAAGAAATTACATTACCATCTCAAGATGTATGCTTCCAGTTGGATAGTGTAACACTTGAAAAATTGATCAAAGCAGCAGCAGTATATCAACTTCCTGATATGTCTGCAATTGGTGAGAATGGTGTTATCAAACTGGTGGTTCGTGATAAGAAAAACGATACTTCTAATGAGTATGCAATTATTGTTGGTGAGACCAGTGATGATTTTGAGTTCAACTTTAAGGTAGAAAACATCAAGATTATTCCTGGTGCCTATGAGGTAGTAGTATCTTCTAAACTTTTGTCACAATTCACGAATACACAGCACAATCTCAAGTATTATATTGCTCTGGAACCTGATTCGACATTCGGATGAGACACATTCTCTTTACCCTTAAGGGGTGTCCATATGGATTACTAAATGATGAAGCACATATTCGTAATGTGCTTTCAAATGCTGCAACATTATCTGAAAGCACCTTACTAGATATTTCATCACATAAGTTCGAACCTCATGGTGTAACTGCCGTAGCACTTCTTGCCGAGTCTCACATTAGTATCCATACATGGCCCGAGAATGGTATGGCAGTATGTGATGTGTTTACCTGTGGTGAACATACAAATCCACGATCCGGTGCCACATACATGTATGAAGCAATGGGTGCAACAGACATTGTATCTGAAATCTTTACTCGACCTTTGAAATGACCAAAGTTGATGTCCCAATGAGAATAACTGGTAGTATTCTAGTGATTACTGCATATTTTGTTGTTCTACATATCAATATAACTCTTGGAGTTATGCTGCACTTCGTTGCTGATATGATTTCAGTTCCTTACTTTATAAGGACAAAATCTTGGGATGTCGTTATAATGCTTATGTTCCTACTGGCAATCAGTTTTAGCAAACTTTTAACATGAATATCTTTGTGACGGATGAAAGTCCGGTCAAGTCGGCACAGGTTCTACCTGATAAGCACATTGTCAAGATGCCCCTAGAGTGCTGTCAAATGCTCTCTATCGTTGCCTCAGACAAATGGGGGCATGGGTATGGAACTCTCCCTAAGACCGATGGAACCCCGTATGCGACCGATAAGGGTGCCTTTCGCAATCACCCCTGCACCGTATGGGCAAACGAAACTGCCGCAAATGCCAGATGGTTAATCCGGCACGGTCTTGCATTGTGTGAGGAGTATTCTAATCGGTATGGAAAAATTCATTCATGTCTTCATACCCTCGCACATGCAAATAAAATCTTTCCATTAGATGCTATTCATCGTTCAAAACTGACTCCATTTGTTCGTGCTATGCCTGAAGAGTTTAAGTTCGATACAAATATAAGCACCATCGAAGCTTATAAGATGTACATTGCATCTAAACCATGGGTATCTAAGAATTATTTGAGAATACCAAGTCGTAAACCTGAATGGGTATAGAGTGAAAGAAGAAAAAATAAAAACACTTTACCTCTATGAATTGGAAGATGGTGGATGTATTATGCACGATGGATACATTCAAATAGGTATTATGAAACACAGTGTTGAGAAACACATGGAACTAAATCCTACTGTTAATTGGATTGTGACCTATTGGTGTCCAGACATATTTGCTAACAGATACAAAAGAGTTTCATTTCAAAAAACTGAAAAGAAAAATGAGGGAAGTCCAAAGACGGACAACCAAGGACAAGGTATGAATTTGGACACAGAACCGAAAGGTTGTGATATACTAAAGGACAAGTAGATTTGATTATGAGCAACTTCATCTGGGTTGAGAAGTATCGACCACAAACTATTGAAGAATGTATTCTACCTGAGAGTACAAAGAAGACCTTTCAATCTTTCCTAGATAAGGGAGAGATTCCTAACATGCTACTTGCCGGTCCTCCAGGCATCGGTAAAACAACAGTAGCAAAGGCACTATGTAAAGAACTTGGAGTAGATGTATATGTCATTAACGGATCCGATGAGGGACGATTCCTTGATACCGTCAGAAATAATGCGAAAAACTTTGCTTCGACCGTATCGCTTACGTCAGATTCTAAACACAAAGTCATTATCATTGACGAAGCTGACAACACATCCAACGATGTACAACTCCTATTACGGGCGTTTATTGAGGAGTTCGCTGGCAATTGCAGATTCATCTTTACCTGCAACTACAAAAACAAAATCCTCGAACCCTTACATTCTCGGTGTGCCGTCGTCGAGTTTGGAATCAAAGGAAAAGAAAGACAGGGTATTGCAGCACAGTTCTTCAAACGTATCCAACAAATCTTGGATGCAGAAGGTGTTGAATATGATAACAAGGTCCTGGTAGAATTAATCAATAAGCACTTTCCTGATTGGAGACGTGTTCTTAATGAATGCCAAAGATATTCTGTAAGTGGGAAAATCGACTCTGGTATTCTTGCAACTTTTTCGGATGTAGCAGTCAATGAACTGGTTAAAAACCTTAAAGAGAAGAATTTTCCCGAAGTACGTAAATGGGTTGTCAATAACCTGGACAATGATACTACTGTCCTACTGCGTCGTATTTACGATGCTTGTTATGATTCCTTGGTTCCGAATAGTATTCCTGCTGCTGTGCTTGTGCTTGCTAAGTATCAGTATCAAATGGCATTTGTGGCAGATCAGGAAATAAACTTACTTGCCTGTTTAACTGAAATAATGGTGGAGTGTGAATTCAAGTGATTGATGTATTTGGTGATCGAATTAGTATCGATGGAGAAGAATTGTATCCTGTAATTATTGATTCTTTTGTAGTTCCAGGGGCATTTATTACAAAAACTGCAAGAGTATATTCAGCTCTTAACAATGTAAGAATTCCTACTAAAAGTAGAGGATACATGAGTGTAGTTGATCTTTCTTGCATGAAAGAGAGAAAACCCCCAAAATATTATATGAATAAAATGGGTAAAATTCTTTATGAGTTTTGTGTCCCTCTTGATTGGGAAGGATTGGATAAATGGAAACAAGAAAACCAACGAGTTCTAAGGTTAAGCAAAGAAGGAAAGGAAATCAAAAGAAGAGGTAGAATATATAAGTTATTGCATCAGGTTATGATGCAAACTTTTAGACCTATTGACAAATATCCGCCAGACAGATTAAAAGATTGTTGGGAAGATATACCAGAGCAAGCAAAACAATGGATTAGAGAAACTGCGATTATAAATCATAAGGATCATAATCCATTAAATTGTTTGCTTGATAACTTAGAATGGGTTACATTTAGAGAAAATACTCAAAAGTCGGTTAATTATTATGGTGGAGTGTGAGTTCCAATGACAAGTATTCCAACTAAAATTGGTATGGCCCTTCTCATGGTCTATTGGTTGACTATGGCTGGTATGGTTGCCAATGCATATTTTTATTATAATTATAACGTATGGAGTGTGAATTTAAATGATTGATGTAAAATTGCTACGAATTGTGACTGGTGAAGAAGTTATCGCAGAACTTCTATCTGAAACAGAAGAAACTATCACAGTCCAAAATGGTCTTGTAGTTCTTCCAACTAATAATGGTGTTGGATTTGCTCCATGGGCAACTGTGATTAGTAAAGAAGACCCAGAGATTACGGTTTCTAAAACTCATGTCGTATATGTCGCAGAAGTCCAAGAGGATGTCTGTAAGAAGTATAATGAAATGTTTGGTAGTAAGTTGATTACTCCAAACTCTAAAAAACTGGTTCTGTGACTTAAATGAGAATTGGAGTCATGTGTTCTGGAAACGGAACTAACTTTGAGAACATTGTTGAGAATTGTCCAGACCATGAAGTTGTAGTTATGATCTACAATATCAAAGGATGTGGTGCTCAAGAAAGGGCAGACCGATTGGGTATTCCCAACTGTCGTATTAAGAGTATTGATGAACAAAAAATCATTGATAAACTTAATAGGCACAAAGTTGATTTAGTAGTTCTTGCAGGTTGGATGAGGATTGTTACACCGGGATTGATTAATGCTTTTCCGAAT